ACTGGGGCACAAGGTGTGCAAGGCGATGCAGGGCCAACAGGGCCTACAGGAAATACAGGCGCAACTGGACCAACGGGTACGCAGGGTGCGGTAGGTGCAACTGGCCCTACTGGTTTGCAAGGTTTGGCTGGTCCAACAGGCTCGCAAGGTATTCAAGGCATACAGGGTATTCAGGGCGTAGTAGGCCCGACTGGTCCTACAGGCACAACTGGTAATACTGGCGCGGGTGGCCCAACTGGACCTACGGGTGCTAATTCAATTGTTGCTGGTCCAACAGGTCCAACTGGCTCGCAAGGAGTACAAGGTTTAGTAGGACCAACTGGTTCAACTGGTTCAACTGGCTTAACTGGCCCGACTGGTCCAACTGGTGCGCAAGGAATACAAGGCAATGTTGGTCCTACTGGCTCACAGGGTATACAAGGTATACAGGGCGTTGTTGGTAATACTGGCGCAACTGGACCTACGGGTTCTGCTGGCGCGAGTGGACCAACAGGACCTACGGGTACAACTGGTGCGGGTGGACCGACTGGATCACAAGGCGTGGTGGGACCCACTGGCCCTACTGGTAATACAGGCAACACTGGTGCGGGCGGCCCGACTGGACCGCAAGGCGTTGTAGGTGCTACTGGTCCTACTGGAACAACTGGCGTGGGTGGGCCTACAGGACCGCAAGGCATTCAAGGTATTCAAGGCGTAATTGGTGACACTGGCCCAACAGGCTCGCAAGGAACTGCTGGCAATACTGGACCGACAGGACCTACAGGTACAACTGGCGCGGCCTCTACCGTTGCAGGGCCAACAGGTCCAACAGGTGCGGCATCGACTGTTGCTGGCCCTACTGGGTCGCAAGGCATACAGGGAATTCAAGGCGTACAGGGCGTAGACGGTCCAACAGGACCAACAGGGACTACAGGAACAACTGGTGCTGGCGGTCCTACAGGGCCTACGGGCGCGGCTTCGACAGTTGCTGGTCCGACAGGGCCTACGGGTTCGACAGGGGCGGCTTCAACCGTTGCTGGCCCAACTGGTCCAACGGGTACAACTGGTACTGGCGGGCCTACTGGACCTACTGGTCCGGGCATATCTGTAACAAGTTGGACTATTACAGAAGTGTCAACAAAGTTGTATTTTAATTATTCAGGCGTAGCAAAATTTTCAATTGACACATCTGGTAATATTATTGCGTTGGCAAACGTGTCTGCATACGGCACACCATAAAACATAACAAAACACAACACGGGAGAAAAAAATGCCATTTAGTAGTGATTCAGGAAAAGCCCACATACAGAAATTATTGGAAAAAATTAATCCAAAAACAGTTTTAGATGTGGGCGCAGGGTGCGGGACTTACGCAGATAAATTTAAAAAGCCAAAGCAAATTTGGACAGCAATTGAAATTTGGCCTGCAAACGTCACGAAATATAAACTTGCCGAAAAATACGACCGCGTTATTACTATGGATGTACGCACTGCGGTTATCGAATCGCATGATGTAGTAATTTTTGGTGACGTTCTTGAACATATGCCAAAAGAGGATGCAAAAGAATTGCTTGCTCGCGCACGCGCCGTTTGTAAAAATGTAATTGTCAGCATACCATTAGGGCACTACCCACAGGATGAATACGATGGCAACCCGCACGAAAAACATATAACGAATAATTGGACGTTAGAAGATTTAATTGCTACGTTTGGAAGCCCTACAAACCTTAGCATTGACAATGAAATTGCGGTTTTGTGGTATTGCAAATTAAAAATTGCGGTATATGCAATCAGCAAAAACGAAGAACAATTTGTCAAACGATTTTGCGAATCAGCAAAGGGCGCAGATATAATACTCATTGCCGATACTGGCTCAACGGACCATACGGTCATTGAGGGGAAAGCAAATGGGGCAGTTGTTCATGAAATTTGCGTTGCACCTTGGCGGTTTGATATGGCTAGGGATACTGCTTTATGCCTTTTACCAGCCGACATTGATGTGTGCATCAGCCTTGACCTTGATGAAGAACTGCAAGACGGGTGGCGGGACGAAATTGAACGTGTCTGGAAGGCAGATACGACAAGGTTGCGTTACAAATTCGACTGGGGTGCTGGTATCGCCTTTTTCTACGAAAAGATTCACGCCCGAAAAGGCTACCGCTGGCATCACCCTTGTCACGAATATCCAGTCCCTGACAAAAGACTGACCGAGGTTTGGGCGCATACCGATATGTTGCTTGTAATACATAAGCCCGACCCGACCAAGAGCCGTGGGCAGTATATGGACTTGCTACAACTTGCCGTAGATGAAGACCCACGTTGTCCGCGCAATGCCTTTTATTACGCCCGTGAGTTGACGTTTAACCGCCGTTGGCAAGATGCCATACACGCGCTGAATAAATACTTGGCGATGCCCGAAGCCACTTGGATAAATGAACGGGCTTACGCTATGCGATTGCTGTCGCAGTCATTTGCAGAATTAAACGATACCAACATGGCTTTGCTTTGGGCGCGTAAGGCTTGCGCAGAAGCACCTAATACACGTGAGGTCTGGTGTGAATTGGCAATGTTTCATTACCGCCTATCAGAGTGGGAAGGGTGTTTCTACGCCGCAAACCAAGCATTGCAAATTACAAATAAGGAACTGGTTTACACAATGGACCCAAGCGTATGGGGCGAAAAGCCACATGACTTATTGGCAATTGCCGCATACCATATAGGTATGCAACATCAAGCCATCAAGCATGGTGAAATTGCCGTAAGCCTTGCGCCAACTGACCAAAGATTGCAAACAAACTTGCAGTATTACAAAGGTGAATTAAATGGCACTGAATCCAACAGGACAAATTAGTATTGGTGGCCCAGTTACAGGGCAATCGGTAAATCTTGAATTAACGTTATCAGCAACGGCAAATTCAAATATGAATCAAGCCAATTTTCGTGCACTTGCTGGTATACCATCGGGAATAATTGCCCTATCAAATTTTTGGGGTAAAACATATTCAACGGCAACACAACGAGCAATTTTTCTTTGGGGTAATGCACCAAATGCGCCTTCTTCTGGAACATCGGCAAAAAATACAGTTAATTTAATTTCAAGTACGGGAGTTGTTGCCGCAAACGTTTCTAGTATTGCAACAATAAGACAACTTTCATCAGGTGCAACTTATGGTGGCGATAAAGGAATTGCGGGTTTTGGTTCAAGCCCACCAGTTGCGCCAGCAGTAAATAATATAACCAATTTAATATCAAATACTGGCGTTGTTGCCTCAGATGTATCGGGTATTGGTACCGCGGCTTTTCAACGCGCTTGTGCTGCATACGGAACTGATAAAGCAATATTTGCTTATGGTACTGCTCCTCCAGCAAGTGTCACTTGGGTTAATTTAGTTTCAAACACTGGTGTACTTGCGGCTAATACGCCAACGGCCAATGTTGCTGGTGGTTTGTCTGGTGCAAAATATGGTACAGATACCGCAATAATGGGATTAGGTGCTTTATTACCATCAACATTGGGTAGAAGTAATCTAGTTTCAAATACAGGCGTTATGGCGGCAATAATTTCAAATGCTGGTACAACTGCACGATCAACTGTGGGTGCGGCAAATTATGGCGGCGATAAAGCAATATTTGCTTATGGCAGTATTCCTCCAACAACCACTGCATCAAGCATAAGTAATTTAGTTTCAAATACAGGAGTTGTGGCTGCAAATACACCGGGTGTTGGAACTGCGCGAATACAACCTGCTGGAAGTAATTATGGTCTTGATAAAGCAATTTTTGGTTTAGGACGCGCTGGACCAAGTGGGGCTTTTATAACCGCATTTAATTTAGTATCTAATACTGGTGTAATCGCCGCAGATACACCTTCAGTTGCGCAAGGAAGAAGTGGTCCAGCGGCGTGTGGATTTTCGTATACAGCATAAAGGAAAAAAATGGCAAAATTTAATTCAGAATTTAATTACAGACATCAAGTTATAGGTGAAACCGTATGGGAGAAAATTAAAACATTACACGGATTTATGGATGGTCGTAAACATGCACTTGCTTTAGAGCAAGTTGCTGTATTACGAGAACAGTCGGTGTACGCAAAATTAAAATATTTACAGGAAACAAATGCGCCGCAACATGAAATTATTGAATTGCAAGCCGATATTTTTGAAATGGAAGCATTATCTGATGAAAGCAAAAAGAATTTCCAAGATGTGCGCGATGAAATTGCAATTTTAAAAAAATTATTTGATGAACTTTATGCAATTGCAGAACCAACACGATTAAAACATGCAGATGGTACGCCGTATTCTGATGAGGAAATGTTTGAAGCAAATGCCGCAAATGAATTTACTGTTTGGTTGGTTAGAGAAATGCAAGCGGAAATAATGGCTAATGGACATCCATCTGCCGCACGATTAAAAAATGCCATGAGCAATCCAGTAACATGGAATGCATTAAAACAAATAGGAATAATTGATCAAAATACAAAATTTCTTGTTGGAAATGTTGATCCTACCAAAGTTGAATTAATACCCGCTGACACCGTAGTGTTAGAGCCGCCAAGACCACAAGAAAAACTAACAAATGACGCTATACAACTTGGCGCAAAAAAAGTTATTTTAGAGTAAACCAATGGAAATTGATCCTATATTTAAAATTGGAATTGGTACAGCAAAAACGCCAGAATTATTAGAAACGGCAAGGCAGTTATTTGCTGATAATCAGGACAAATTAAAATTTACCAAAGATAATCATTACACCACTTTAGAAACTTATAATTCAAATGAAGATGCTACAACATTAAATAATCAAAACGCAGTAACAATTCTTAAAAACGCAATTAAACACAATGCCTCTATATTTTATGCTGGTATGGGTTTTGACGTTAATACTTTAAATTTTGAAGTTGCCAATTTATGGCTTGTACAAATGCCATCTGAATCTACACATTCTGTGCATAGCCATTATGGGTTTCAATTGTCTGGTACGTTTTATATTGATTTACCCGAAAATAGCAATCAAATAAAATTTTATTCGCCTCTTAAAAGATTAGAACATGGTGATAATTTAATTGAAATTTATAATGAATATAATTCGCAATTTTGCGTTAAGAATTTACAAGAAGGCGATATGCTTTTTTGGGAATCTCTTTTAATGCATGAAGTGCCAAATTTAAAATTTAATGGGTTCCGAAAATCAATTGCATATGATTTAAAAATAAGTAAAAAAAAATCAAATCTAAATGAAAGTGTTTATAAAATGAATTTACAAGACTATATAGCAGTATATAACATTGAAAATCGTTTATTGTGTACAGACATTATTTCTAAAATGGATGAAAACCAATGGATAAAACATAGTTATAGTCATCCAATAACAAAAATTGAAACAAGTTACCACGATGATTTAGATATGTCACATCAGAATGACGAGGTGACCGCACAACTGCAAGAATTTTTTAAACATTGTGTAACTGACTATGTAGCAAACTTTGCACCAAATTATTTTCCAATACAAGACATTACGCGCATAAGATTTAATCGTTATAAAGTCGGTACAAACATGAAAATGCACCACGATCACATTCATACAATATTTGATGGTGAACGAAAAGGCATTCCAATTTTAAGTATTATTGCGTTATTAAATGATGATTTTGAGGGCGGTGATTTTTTAATATTTGAAGGCAAAAAGTTAAAATTAACCGTTGGCGATGTCATTGTTTTTCCATCTAACTTCTTGTATCCTCATGGTGTTACAACAATCACAAATGGCACGCGCTATTCTTGCGTGGCATGGGCTTACTGAAAGACAACAACATGGCAACCATAGACTCTACTGATGCACGACTGTCTACGCATGAAGAAGTTTGCGTCATGCGGTATGAGTCAATTAATGCACGGCTTAAACGAATTGAAGGCATCATGTTAAAGACTGCTGGCTTGTTAATACTAAGTATGACGGGCGTTATTTGGTCCGTCATTTACCACGCTAAGTGAGGATGAAATTGAACCCATTACTCTTGCGTTGGCGGCTATTGCTGGAATCAAGCAAGGCGTGGCTTTGTATAAAGATGCAAAGGCCGCTGGCACAGACGTTTATAAAATCACCAAGGAAATTACTGGGTTCATTGGCCAACTTTTTGACGCGCATGAGGAAGTAAAAAAAGAAGTCAAGCGGCAAGAACTTGACCCACCAAAAACTAAGTCGCTGAAAGCACAAGCCCTTGAAAACGTGTTTCATGCAATTGAACTAGAACGCCAAGCGGTTGAGTTGCGCGAGTTTTTGGTTTACCATACAGACCCCGCACTAGGCGCAGTATGGTCTAGGTTTGAGGAAGAATACAAAAAACTAAACGAGGAAAACGAATTACAAATTGAAATAGAACGTCAAGCGGAGTTGTTAAAAAAATGGCAACGCAAAAAAAGACTCAGCAATCTGGAGGACAAGGCGCTAATAATCGGAGCAGTTCTCCTAGTTACTATATACCTCCACCTGATGTTGTGGTCAATAAAACAGATGACCACGGACAAGTAGTTTTTCTTATATGTTTAATTGCAGTAATGCTAGTACTGCCGTTGTTTTTGTACTTGATGGCATCAATGTATTTTGATATGCTAACTGTGCAACAAGAAAATAAACGACAAGAAACAATTATTCGCCGTCTTATTGTTGAATTGGAAAACAAAAAATGATACCCATCGTAGCATCCCTGCTCAGTAGCCTTGCCTCAAACGGTCTAGGCTTGTTATCAAGTGCGATACAAGCAAAGGGCAAGGAAGTTGTTGAAAAGACTTTGGGTGTAAAGATTCCAGACAATCCCACGCCAGAAGATGTCAGCAATCTGCGGCAACTTCAGTTTGAACACGAAGAACGCTTGCTAGAGTTAGGCATTGAAAAAGCCAAGTTGGAACTTGCCGAAATGGAAATGTTTGCTAAAGCCGCGCAAAGCGATGCTGAAAACATTACCGACCGATGGCAAGCAGATATGGCATCGGACTCTTGGCTGTCCAAGAACATTCGACCTATGTCCCTGATAGCCATATTTTTTGGTTATTTTCTTTTTGCCATGATGTCCGCGTTTGGGTTAAACGCCAATGAGTCCTACGTGCAACTGCTTGGGCAGTGGGGCATGTTAATCATGGGCGCATATTTTGGTGGACGCACAATAGAAAAACTTGCTGAAATGAAAGGCAAAAAATGAGTTTAGTAAAAGAGCAAGCGGCATTTTTGCTAGATGTAACAAAGTTAATTCGGCACGCCACAGACATTGGCTTTGTTGTGACTGGTGGCGAGTTGGCGCGTACACCCGAACAGCAAGCAATCTATTTTAAAAATGGTCGATCAAAAACAATGAATTCGATTCATTTAAAACGATGCGCCATTGACCTAAATTTTTTTAAAGACGGCAAAATTATTTGGGACAAATCTACACTTGCACCGCTTGGTCAATATTGGGAAAGTCTGCACGTTAAAAACCGATGGGGTGGCAACTTTAGCAATTTAGTTGACTGCCCACATTTTGAACGCAATGTTTAATCAGCAAGCAACAGCGTAACTTTAGCAAGTAATTCCTCTTGTGTTAAGCCGTACTGGCAAACAAACCCTTTGTTGCCAAGCCCGTGAACGCCCGTATTGCCCCGATGATGTTCTACGCATAGGGGTATCACAGGGGCAAGGTCGCGTCTACCGCCTAAACGCCGTATATGATGTATTTCTGCGGGTGTTCCATGGTTGCCAAGATGATGACAAAGAATGCAACCAAGACTTGCCACAGCGTTATAGTGTTTTTGCGTCTGCTTGTTCATAAAAGGGTGTCAGTTTGTCGCGTGATACGGAATAGTACGGCTTGCGGCCTTTTGGTGTAACCACATTTTCATTGCGCAAAAATAAATCACGATGAATCCAACCAACTATACCAACGCATGATGCAAGAACTTCTGTCAAGACAAAAATGTCGGCAGTCTTTCCGTTTGACCAACCTACTGCGTTTAAATTCCCGCCAGCGGTTCTTGTTGACTTCACATCAATACTTGCCCCTTTTGCTGAAACCAAGTCAGCACCAAATTCCCGAAAATCGCAATTTAAATCAAGATGAAGATTAAGATATTTGGCAACTGCATACTCGGTAATTACGCCATCACAACTTATTTGCAAGCCATTTAAAGTTGTATCTTGTAGCATATCCGTGCCATGCGAACTGGTTACTTGCGAACGAAGTTTGCCAACAAAGTTTAAAACCATAAATTCAGTTTGACTTAGGTATACCCTAATCATGTTGTGGACCTACCTTCGGCGCGGGCAGATGACTCTAAACTGCGCCATACTTCAATCTTGGCCTCTGCCGCAACCATACGCCAGCGCAAAAACTCTGCCTCTGCGACCGCTTGTTTTAAGGCCAGCAAATGCTCTTTGTAATCCAAATGTGAGTAGGCGTAGGTTTCTTTTGCTGACTCTGTTTTTTCACTTGACGATGCCATCAACGTGGCTTTAATGGTTTTGCGGTACTCGGTCATATAAATCACGTTGGCCTTGGCTTCGGCGTAAGCCTTGGCGTTATCGCGTATGTAGTCCAGTGCTTGAAACGGGCTTATGTCTTGTGCTGTCGTGCTCATGATTACAACTCCTGAATGATGATTCGATACTGCTTGTCATTAATGTCAATGACATCTATGGTCTTGGTGGTACTGTCAAACTCGCCAGCCTCGGTAAGGTCGTATTGAATTTTTCCAATGTCAGACAATAATTTTTCTTTATCGTTGTCATTGGCAAGCAAGTTGGTTTTAATTAAATGCGCTATGTAGTCGCAGTAGGCTAGGCGAATGTTCATGCTGATTCCTTTGTGTTGTCGTTTGCGCCAAAGACTTTTCCTTTGAGGGCTTTCATCTTGGCTAATACCTCGGGTGCTGGTGGTTTGCAATTTTTTCGTTCCTCCTCAAGTCTGACCAATGTGGGGTCACGTTCTGTTGTGCTTGGTACTGTGGTGCGTATTGCGTCTGCGGGGTTTATGCGCGGGGCTTTTTGATTGCGTACCCAGTTGCGCCAAGTGGCAAGCCAATCCAGTTTGGTTGCACCAGACCCCGCCTTAGCAACCCAAAAATCTTTAAACTGTTCGCCAACGCTTTGCGCGTTTAGGTCAGGCCGTTCTTGTTTTGCCCAGTCTGCCCATTCCTTTGGTAACGACCATTCTGCTGACAGTCGTGTTCCGTTTCTACGAACCTTGGGCAAAGACACAACGCCAGTTGTGTTGTCAATAATATGGTTATTGGTTAATGGTTCATGGTTAATGGTTGGTTGAACGTCCGTTAAACGTCCGTTGGCTCTGCGTTGCGCGGATGCTCGACCAGCGCGTGACGCTTGTTCACTTTTCGTTTGATATTCATTAATTTCGCGGTCGCATCTATCGTGTCGCCAAACGTTATCGACCAAGGTAAAGTACATTTTTAAAATGCCATCAAGCATTTGCTCATCGTCACGCGTGTTGGTTCGCATGGATAGCATGAATAAATCATTTGGCAAAGGTTGCTCTGTGTCGTAATACAACCAAAGCAATTTAAGATAGACCATAGCCTCGGCGTTGGTCAAAAAGGCGGTGTCTTTAGTAAAGTCACCAATGTGATGTTGGTAATAGTGCATTTGTTCTTTCGTCAGAACGTCAGAAAAGGACCACGGCATGGCGCTGACGATTCGCCTTTTCGGACTGCTCATGACTTCAGCCCTAGCCGTGGAAACCAATCATATATCTATTTTTGGTTGTTGGCGAGTGCTTTAAAAAAATCTTGCGCGGCCTCAACTGATTCGATAATTACTACGGCACTGCCAAGCCAGTTTGTTGCAAACTCTTTTTGGTTGTCGTTTAAACCGCGTTTGCCATACCGACTTAGTTTGTTCTTGACTTCAACAAGGTGCGTCTGACCGCAATAGCCTACGATTAAATCGACTGGCAAGCCCGCGATATATACGCTTGCGCCCGCTTTGCGCATAAAGTCAACTATCAACTTTTCGTTGACATCTTTTTTTGCCGCGTACCTCATACAACTGTTTTCCTGTATATAATACTTCTACCGCGATGTTGCGGTATGTTCAAAAACTGGAGTAAGTATGACATACGATGATTGGCTAGAACAGCCGTTTCAAGAAGCAGAAGCCCGATTAGAAGCAATAGAGGCGCGCACCGATGAACTTACAGAAATTGGTGGCGAGTGGGATGCGCAAGACTACCATGTATTTACCAATGCGTTGGCAGACGATTGCTTAAAAAAATATGAGCAAGAAATAAAAAATATTTTGGCAACTGGTAACGGCTACGCATTGCTTGGCGAAACAATTTGGGCGGCTGTAACCGAGTATTGCAACGACCAAGCAAAAGAGCAAGCAACGACTGAAATTGATGAAGGGAAATAATCATGGCGACATTTAACGACTTGCGAAAAATTAACGTAAACGAACACACAGAACGCAAAGACGGTTTGACATACTTGTCATGGGCGTGGGCGTGGGACACTTTTAAACAGCATTGTCCCGATGCCACCTACACAATAGAAAAAGACCATATGGGCTTACCCTATTTTGAAAGCACCGCTGGCGCAATGGTTTATACAAAGGTAACCGTTGAAGGCGTGACGCATGAAATGTGGTTGCCAGTAATGGACGGCAAAAATAAAGCGATGAAAAACGAGCCATATACCTATATGACACGCGCTGGCGAAAAGACTGTTGAGGCGTTTACTATGTTTGACGTTAACAAAACGTTGATGCGTTGCTTGGTAAAAAACTTGGCAATGTTTGGTCTCGCCATATACATCTATGCTGGCGAAGATTTGCCCGATGTCGAACCTGTGTCAATCGACCTAGAGCCATTAATTTTGGCTATGCACGATGCCAAAACAGAGGGTGATTTAAAGACGGCCTATGTTGCCGCTATTCGCATAGTGCAAGGCAATCAAGACGCAATGAAAACTTTAGAGGCTCATAAAGATAATTGCAAAATGTTTTTTCAAGTTGCAACGTTTCCAAAACCTGAGGTGCAATCATGATGACTGACAAAGAAATTAACGCATTTGCTGACGCATTTAGAAATAACGTAGCATCAATGTCGCATGAAAAAGTAGTTGCATTTGTTGTTATGTTGAATGCCGGAAATACGGATTTTCCGGAATTTTCATTTTATTACACATCTATTGTGGACGCATTAGGTATGTGGCACGCTGGCGCACGTTTTGCATTAACAGAAATTGCGGAGGTGCTATGAAAAAAATTTCGCCTGACAAAATTGAAATATTTGCGCAAAACTTTGCTTTGGATTTATTTTTGTCCGACTACAACACAGAATTATCCTATGACCAAGTGTTAACCATGATGACAGAAGAACCAGACTGGGAAAGTGAAATATCTGTATGGCAACCATTTGAGCATTACGATGGTCACTATATGGCAAACACCATAAATGAAGTCAAGCAATCATTGGTGCGGAGGTTATTAAATGCGTGACCAATTATATATAAATATTGAGCAAGGGTCAGACGAATGGCATAAGGCTCGTCTTGGTCATATTACCGCCAGCCACATTAGCGATGTAATGGCAAAGGGTAAAGGCAAAGAGGAATCGGTTACGCGGTACAACTACAAGGTCAAACTTGTAGCAGAACGCATAACTGGTGAATCTGTTAGCGATGGCTACACCAACGCCGCGATGGAATGGGGCATAGAGCAAGAGCAATTTGCTTGCATGGCTTATGAGGCGCACCAAGATACTTTTTTAACGCGCACAGGCTTTTGGCTACACCAAACTATCAATTGGCTTGGCGTGTCACCCGACAGGCTTGTAGGCGATGGTGGCTTGGTCGAAGTTAAATGCCCAAACACCAGTACGCACGTGCAGTATCTTTTAAATCCAGAAGTGCCAAGCAAGTATTACAACCAAATGCAATGCCAGTTATGGGTAACAAACCGCGCATGGTGCGACTTTGTTTCTTACGACCCGCGATTGCCTGTGCGTAAGCAGTTGTTAGTTATTCGCGTGTATCGGGACGACAAACTGATTGCGCTAATGCAAGAGGAAGTACATCAGTTTTTAGGCGAAGTCGAAAATTTAATCATCAAACTGGGAGAATAAAAATGGCAGTAAACAAACACACGGGCATTGGCAATTTAGGGCGCGACCCTGAGATGCGTTTTATGGCAGACGGCAAGGCGGTAACCAATTTCAGTTATGCCATTACCGAAAAATACAAAGACAAGTCTGGGCAACAGCAAGAAGTAACCGAATGGATTAACGTGGCTACCTTTGGGCGGCTTGCCGAAATTGCTGGCGAGTACCTTAAAAAAGGCACAAAGGTTTATGTCGAAGGCAAAATGAAAACAGAAAAATACACCGACAAGAACGGGATAGAAAAAGCCACGACCAAAATTATTTGTGAAAAACTCGAAATTTTGACCAGCAAGTCAGACGGGCAACAGGGCGACTTTAAAAGAGCCGTGCCAGTAAAAGACTTAGACTTATCAGAGTTTACCGATGACATTCCTTTTTAAGAGGTAAACCATGGGTGCAATTTTTGGATGGACTTGTCTCGCCGCTTGGCTGACACATATCTTTACTTGCTTTGCACACGCAATGTGGGGATTTTTGGTTGCTGGTGCAATATTTTTTCCCATAGGGATATTGCATGGTTTTTATCTGTGGTTAACATAGCGCCATAAAATAACAACTGAGCAGTTCCCGAATGCTCTGAGCAGTTGTCGTTTTTAAAAGTCCCCATCTTAAAAAATGCGGGACTTTTTTTTCTTTATGTGAACCTCTGTTTTCAAAAAGGCGTATCATATTCCTAACAAATCTGCAAAAAAGAGTTTACAGCCAACTAATACAACATATAATACTTCTACACCAGCACGAAGTTGGTGGCAAACCTAAAGGAGTAATCATGAAAAAAAGTCTACCAAGGCACAAATTGTATGTAGGTCAATTGGTGGTCGTAACAGACCATTCTGAGGCGCAAGTTAGAACCATTGCAGAAATTCATAAAACAGAAAGAGGTGCAATTCGCGCTGTTACCTTTTTATGGTTTGAGGGTTCAAGAATTTGCGCACAAGCCTCACACCCTTGGACACTACATAATCCAAGCCTAAAACAAATTGAGTACAGCATAGAAGCCAACGGTAAATTGGCTAATAAATCCGATATTTGTCGGTATTTAATCCAGCAAGCAGAACTCAGAAAAACCGAGGCTGGCGAGGATTTTGTGGCATAAAAACCTTGGGGGAATGCAAATTCCCCTAAGTTAGCAACCTATAATACTTCTACCAACTTAAAGGCGCAAACATCATGAAACTTATCAACAACAAACTGGTCGCATACCTCAAGCACGAATACAACGGCTGGCCCGCTGGCTCACGCTTTGTGGTCGAGCAAACATCAAACGGCTTTTATCGCGCATGGTCATCGTTCAACAAAACGATTGGCACAGATATTGGCATCATCCCCGCGTCATACTTACTCTAAGGCTAACATGGAAAAAATCCTCTCTGTTCTCCTTGCAACCATCATTGGTTTGGCTCTCGCAGTCCTGTTGGTCGAATGGGCATCAGGTTGCGGCGAGTCATACTATGACAGCCGTGGCATCCGTCACGAACTCCCTTGCATTTTCATCCGTTAATCATCTCAACTTTTAAGGAAATCATCATGGCACACGAACTCACCACACGCGCAAATGGCTATACCGAAATGGCTTTTATTGGCGACACACCTTGGCACGGCCTTGGCCAAGAACTTCAGCAAGATGCAACCATAGAGCAATGGCGCAAAGCCGCTGGTATGGATTGGGAAATTCTTTCCGCGCCAGTACAGTATCACCCCGTGCTTGGCGATACAACAATGCAATACACAGGCCAGCGCGTATTGCATCGGTCAGACAACAATATGCCTTTGTCCGTAGTGTCCGACCGTTACAAGCCAGTCCAGCCTTTGCAAGTCCTAGAATTTTTTCGCAACTTGGTAGAGCAAAACGGTTTTCGTTTACATACCGCTGGCACACTGTTTGGTGGTAAACGCCTTTGGGCTTTGGCAGAAACAGGTAAGTTTGGCGAAATCAGCAAAGGCGATGGCATCGGCGGCTTTTTACTGCTTTCAACTGGCGCAGACAAAAAGTTGGCAACCACTGCGCGATTCACTACCGTCCGCGTTGTATGTAATAACACTTTGTCAATGGCGACCAGCAACAGCGATCAGATGGTGTCATTCACACACGCCAGCGAATTTAAAACCGAACTTATGCAACAGCGTCTTGGTAACGCCGTAGCAAGTTTTGGCTCATATATCGAAATGGGTCAATTGCTTCGGTCGCAAAAGATGTCGCAAACCAAGGCCGCAGACTTTGTTAAGACGCTGGTTTTAAAGTCCAGCAAATTACAAGACGAAGAATATGACCAAGAGAAAAACCGCGCCTATCGTAAAATTATGGATTTGTTTAACGGCGAGGCCAAAGGCGTAGAGTTGGCTGGTAATACCAAGTGGGGTTTGCTTAACGCCATCACCGAATATTACGACCACCATCACCCCGCGCGCACTCAAGATGCGCGTTTAAACAAGACTTGGTTTGGCTCTGGCGATACAGTTAAAGCAAGTGCGGCCGAGGCTCTAATCGCCGCTTGACACCCCTCATACTTACAGTATGATAGCCCCTTGCTAACACCAAGGGGTTTTTTTATGCCTAACGCGACAGTGCAAGTCAAAGAGGTTTTTAAGGCGGCGCAATCTGCGCTAACGCTGAATGACATCAAGACAGCGTTGCCAGAATTAAAAGCCAGCGAAATTTCGATGGCACTTTGCTATTTTCGCAGAGGCAAATACTTGTCGCGTGAATCTATCGAAAACCAAAACAAACTAGGCCGTAAAAAGGTTTGGTTGTATCATTTCCATCCTACAAAACTGGAAACGCAAAATGAATCTTGATGACACAGCAAAGTTTGCATCTGTACTGTTGCACTCAGCGGCAACGGCTCATATATTACATTTTCAAGTAACGGGCGAAGGTTCTGACGCGGCGCATCGTGCGTTACAAGCCTATTACGAAGATATTCCCGAATTGGTTGATTCGCTAACTGAATCTGTAATGGGCGCATACGGCAAAATCTTGCCAGCCTATCGTGGTACGTTCATGAATGCCAATTTGCCGCCTTTGGAATACATGCTAAACATTCAAGATTTTGTACGACAGGGACGCAAAGAATTGCCACAAGATTCTGAAATTCAAAACGAAGTGGACGGCATTGCAACCTTGGTCAACCACGTTGTATATCGCCTTAAATTCCTCAAATAAACACCAAAGGACACGACATGACAGAATTAGAAATTGTCTATAAAGACCCACAAGAGTTGACTGCCTATGAAATGAATAGCCGCCAACACAGTGACGAACAAGTCGAACAAATTGCCGCGTCTATTATGGAATTTGGTTTTACCAATCCAGTATTAATAGACAAGGCAAGCGGCATTATTGCGGGGCATGGACGGGTTTTAGCGGCGATTAAACTGCAACACGAATTTATCCCTACTATTACCTTGGACGACTTATCGGATGAGCAAAAAAAGGCTTACGTCATTGCCGATAACCAACTTGCAATGAATGCAACGTGGGATAAAGACATATTGAAATTGGAATTAGATGCATTGCAAGCCGCGGGTTTTGACCTTGGCATTGTTGGCTTTGATGAGGCTGAACTCGCAGACTTAATGTTTGATGAACCGCCACCAAAAGATTTTAAAGAGTTTGACGAAGATATTGCCACTGACCACAAATGCCCTAAATGCGGGTATGAGTGGAGTGGCAAGGTCGCATGACCAAGAAATATTACATACCAACAATGGCAGAGGTTAGTGCCATCAAACCAAATGGGCTAAAAGTCATATCTACATTTAGTGGGGGCGGTGGCTCTTGCACTGGCTATCGAATGGCGGGCTTTCAAGTCTTATGGGCAAATGAGTTTATTCCAGAAGCCGCCAAGACATATAAAGCCAATCACCCAAACTCTATGCTTGATCAGCGCGATATTCGCAAAGTAAAGCCAGAGGACATACTGGCCGATATTGGTATGCAAGTAGGCGAGTTGGATTTGTTTGATGGTTCGCCACCTTGTTCGGCTTTCAGCGCGGCGGGTAAACGCGAAAAGGGTTGGGGCGAAGTGAAAGCATACTCAGACGATGCGCATCAAGTGGTAGATGATTTATTTTTTGAATATGCCCGATTGGTAAAAGGGATACAGCCAAAGGTGTTTATTGCTGAGAACGTGGCTGGCCTAATTAAAGGCAAAGCCAAAGGATATTTTAAAGAGATATACCAACAGTTGCAAGACTGCGGCTATCACGTAATTTGTAAGGTACTTGACGCGCAGTGGCTTGGCGTACCGCAAATGCGCGCCCGGACTATATTTGTAGGCATTCGCAACGACCTATGGAAGCCAGAATATGAAGGCATAACACACCCAAAGCCATTTGAATATCAAGTGACGTTGGCAGAGGCGTTTGCCGACTTAGAATTTACAGAACAAGACCGCGAGCAAACGGACCTTAGCCGATATTCAATTTACCCTTTGCTGAAAACACTTAGACCCGGCACGAGCCACCTTAAGCGGTTTACTTTAAGCAAAGGTACTAAGCATAGGCAGTCTTATTGCGTTACTGCGACCAACGGCAATATTGGCGCTGGCAACACTTGCCATTGGGACAATCGGGCTTATACGGTATCGGAAATCAAACGTATTATGTCTATTCCAGATGATTATGTTTTGACTGGCACGTATGGGAAACAAGTTGAAAGATGTGGGCGAATGGTTGCGCCTTTGGTGATGAAGGCAGTTGCTGAAAATTTACTTAAATTGGGGGTCTTTGATGGAAGTACCAAGTGACTGGACATTCAAGAACGCGGATGTGGCGGCGGCATTTAATCGGCACGTTAGAGAACAACTGCCGTGGTATGACTTGGCGACTGGTGCGGTTGCTCACATTGCTCGCCATTACTTGCCCGAACAAGGCCTAATGTATGACATTGGCGCATCTACTGGCAACATTGGTATTGCCATGCAAGACATACTAATTAAGCGCAATGCGACCTATATTCCAATTGACAACTCAGAGCAAATGGCAGAGGTCTACCACGGCCCGGGCCAATTAATAGTCGCAGATGCTGTCGACTATGAATATGAGCAATATGACGTAGCGGTCTGTTTTTTGGTGCTAATGTTTATACCGCCAGCCAAACGCAAAGCCTTTGTTCATAAATTAATAACCAAGATAAGGCAAGGCGGCGCACTTATTATTTTTGACAAGACAGAAGCGGCTACTGGGTATTTATCCACAATATTACATAGGCTTACTATTGCGGGAAAGGTATCCACGGGCGTACCCGCGCAAGAGATTGTGGAAAAAGAATTATCTCTATCTGGTGTACAGCGTCCATTACCCCACCACTTTATGCAATGGGTAGCCCCTAGTTGTACTGAGGTATTTCGCTTTGGCGAATTCGCTGGATGGGTAATCGCAGGGCATGAATAATGCCTACTGTACCAAGGCAGACCACGTGCACCGACTTAGGATGTCAGAACCCAAAAAGTCTACTGAATTCTAAATGCTTAGAGCATGGCGGGCGAGATAAGCCAAGGGCTACCACTAGGCCCATTACCACTGAACGCGCAGAATTTAATGCGATGTATACCACCCGCCAATGGCTAGTACAGCGTCAAATACAGTTAAGCCAATACCCACTATGCGCTGGCTGTAATGCCGAGGGGGTAGTTACACCAGCCAACGTAGTGGACCATATATTCCCTTGGTCTGCTATAGATAGAACTGCATTCTTTATTAATTACTTTCAGTCCTTATGCTCTACTCACCACGCATATAAGACTCAGTTAGAGCAAAAGGGCGTATACAGACGCTATGGCCCACCTATTAAAGATTATGAGCATACAGACTACCACCGCCTCTTTAGATGACTAACAGCCACCCCACCCGGCCATTTTGCATCAGAAACTTAAAAATTTGCGTTAAATAAAGAGCAAGTCGCGTCC